AAGTTTTGCTGATGATCTTGATAAAGCAATTCCAGCAGCACCAGATGCACCAAATTGTCAAACTAACGTTCTTAAGTGTGGCCCACCAAGAGTTGACTTTATAGGTAGTAGTGGAGAAGGTGCATCAGGAAACGCTGTTGTTAATGCTTTAGGACAGATTATTGGTGTTGCGATCAATGGGCCAGGACTTGGATTTAAAGAACCACCTTTACTTTCATTCTTTGATAGTTGTGACAAGGGTTCTGGAGCTGGAGGTTACGCTAGACTTAATGAAGATGGTTCAATTGCAGATGTTGTAATCACAGACCCAGGCTCAGGTTTCTTACCAAATACAACTGAAACTGATATTGATGGTAATGTAAAAGAATTAACTCCAGATCCAAATGGAAATTATGATGGAGAACAGTCATTTGTAACGTCTTTGGATGATGTTGTTGTTGAAAACACAGGTTTTGGATATGATGATAATGATACAGCTTCAGTGAGTGGTGGATCTGTTGCTTCTGCTGGTGATACTTTGCCTGGCGATGCAACTAGCGATACAATACAAAAAGTAGGTCAAGCGGAAGTAGAATTGAAAATTCAAGATGGTTTGATTGTTGGTGTGAATGTCGTGAATGGTGGGTTTGGATTTACTAAACTTCCAGAGATCACGATAAATAGTGACACTGGAGCTGGTGCTAAATTACTACCAGTTCTCAAATTCACTAAAGTTGATGACGCATCTCAACTTGCTCAGATAACTCAAGATGCTGTTGTAACCGTAATTAGTTGTATCGAAAAATAAAATGTCAAAAGCTCCAAATGACGGCCAAAATTTAGAAAGAGATGTACATCTAAGGTATTGCACTCAAAGTGGACAGAGCAGCATACATGGTGACACTTTGTATGAAGTTCAAACACAGGAAGCACAGTCTTTTGCTTTTCACTCTGGAACTGGTCAAGGTGGTTCTGGTGGTGGGCCTGGCACAGGTAAAGCAGTTTTATATACGCCAGGATTATCAATGGAAGTCCTTGGTGAGGGTTTAAAGGTTAGAGATGCTGGTGATGTTTCTATGCTTCCAGCAAAAATTATAAAATGTAAAAGAGGTGACATAATAATTGAAGCTGAAAACGGAGATATAACACTAAGAGGAAGAAATATTCATATCGATTCCACTGGTGGTGGACAAGATGGACAACTTAATATGAAAGCCACTAGACTTGCAACTATTGATTCCCCTGATGTTCGACTTCAAGGTGAAAAGATATTGATAAAAACAGATAATACATGTAATATAATAAGTAGAGGATTCTTAGAATTAAAATCTGGTTTTACACTATCATCTACTTTTGCTGATATACAGTTTGGAACCATGGCTCAAGTTTTAAAATCAGCAACTACAATTTCACCTCCAACACTATAATGAACATTGCAAAAACCCAAACAGATAAAATCGTTGTTGGAACAAATGATGTATCTTACGTTCCACCTGATACTTCCCCAACTGGAACTGCTGTTTTAAATGGCCCTGTCTATGTTGGGAAGACTGCTGCATCGCCAGGTTATCAGGCTTTATTAAACATAACATCAAACTCTGCACAACAGAATCCACTTAATATTCAACCAGCTTGTAGTGCAAGTTTAGCAATGAAATCTGATGGTAATCTAACCGTCGCTGGTGATGGTAAGACTCCTAATGCTTTACTCATATCTGGTGGTTCATCTGTTGATACTATTCATGTTGAAGGTGATATGTTTGTGAGTGGTGCAGTTGATTGTGGTAATAAAGGAAAACTTGCATCTAGATTTGCGACTGCTGATGCAAAACCAAAACCATTTGATCTAGTTCATCCTACAAAAGGTGAAGGACATCGACTTCGTTATGCTTGTATTGAAGGCCCAGAGGTTGCAGTTTACTGTCGTGGTAGGTTGAAAGAGTCTAATGTAATTCATTTACCTGATTATTGGAAAGATTTAGTTCATGAAGATAGTATCACTGTTCAGTTACAACCGATTGGATCAAATCAAAATCTTGTGATTCAAGAGTTTAATAATGAATTCATTGTTATAGCAGAGGATTCAACTAATACTGATTTGGTTACTGATTTATCAACTATTGATTGTTTCTACCATGTATATGGCGAGAGAAAAGATGTGAATCCACTATTGGTTGAGTATGAGGGAAATAGTAGATATGATTATCCAGATCCAAACTTTAGAGAGGATTCAGATATTCTTTCTGAAGATCGTAATTACCGTGATCCTAAATATAATTTCCCAAGAAACACAATTACAAGTTGAATAAATAAACTTAGACAGAATCTGTAAACAGAGAAGAATAGGATGCCTCTTTCAAGACTGGAGAATTTTCTAAAGAATATACAAGGTAATGTTATCTACGTTGACCCCAATGAATTGGATGCGACTGATAGTATTGAAAATCAAGGAAACTCCCAAACACGACCATTTAAAACGATACAGAGAGCTCTGATTGAAGCTGCTAGGTTCTCTTATGTTGTAGGGCAAAGAAATGATAAGTTTGATTTAACAACCATAATCCTCGCTGCTGGTACACATACAGTAGATAATAGGCCAGGATTCATACCTGTTGATGTAAGTTCAGAAGCAAGATATACAACAAGATTTGGAAATACTAATCAGATATTAAGTCCTTTTGGATTAGGTAGTAACTTTGATTTAACATCACCTGATAACGAACTATTCAAATTAAATAGTGTTCGTGGTGGTGTCATAATACCAAGAGGTACATCAATTGTAGGTAAAGACCTTCGTAAGACAAAGAAAAGACCAAAATATGTTCCAGACCCAGAGAACGGTAATATTGAACCAAGTGCAATATTCAGATTAACAGGTGCTTGTTATATTTCACAGTTTACTATATTTGATGGAGATCCATCAGGTAACGTATATAAGGACTACACTGCAAACTTATTCACACCAAGTTTCTCTCACCACAAATTAACTTGTTTTGAATATGCTGATGGTGCAAATGCAGTTCGTATTAAAGATAGTTTCATTGATGTAACTTCAACATCAACTGACCTTGATATGTATTATCAAAAGGTTGGTGATGTTTATGATGCTGGTACAGGTAGGCCAATTGAACCAGACTTCCCATCAGGTAGTCTTGATTTCCAGACAAGAGTTGAAGAATATCGTATTGTAGGATCAAAAGGTCAACAGGTTGGTATTTCATCTATTAAGGCTGGTGATGGCACAACTGCATCAACAACAGTCACAGTTGATTTAGATTCAAATCTTACAGACCTTTCGATTGATACACCTGTTCGTATCTCTGGTATTAGTACATCAGGATATAATGGTATCTTCGTTGTATCAGAAGTTGTATCGAATACACAGTTTAAATATGTGGTTGGAGCTGCACCTAATAATCCACTACCAACATTGACAAGTGCAAACGTGAACATTGAAGTTGATACCATCAACTCTGCTTCACCGTACTTATTCAACCTATCGAAGAGATCTGTCTTTGGTATGAATGGTATTCACTTAGATGGTTCTAAGGTGACTGGATTCAAAAGTGGATTACTTGCACAGTTTACAGGTAATGCACTTCAGAAAGATGATAAGGCATTTGTTAGATACAATGCAACATCTGGACAGTACGAGGATTACACAAGTGTAGACAATTTACATTTAGATCCATCTGCTATCTATCGTCCAGAGTATGAGTCAACTCACGTTCGTGCTTCAAACGATTCAATTGTTCAGGCAGTTTCTGTATTTGCAATCGGACATAAGAGTCAATATGTAGCAGACACAGGTGGTGAATTATCACTTTCAAACTGTAATGCTAACTTTGGTGAGAACGCACTTTTATCTGATGGATTTAAGAAAACAGCATTCACTCCAGATAATGCTGCATATATTACACATCTGATTCCACCAAAAGAAATTACTGACGGAACTGCAAATGTAGATTATCTAACCATAGATGTAGATAAAACAATTGGTGTAGGTACAGTCACAAGATTATACTTTGAAGGATTTACAAACCAAGATGCACCACCACCACATGTTGTGGATGGATATCGTTTTGGTTCTGCGTTAGATGATAAGTTAAGATTACAACTCAACATCAACGGAAATGAAGGTGACTTTGTTTCTAAGATTGTAATGCCAACTGCAACTGGTATTACAACTAACACTGGTGAGAAGAGATATGTTGTTGATAATGCTGTTGGTGTAAGTAGTATTAGTTCTAATATTATATCTTTCAAAACAGATCACAACCTAATCACAGGTGAATCGATTCGTATCATTGCAAACAATGGTTTCTTACCTGATGGATTAGAAGAAGATCAAGTTTACTTTACAATTAAAGGTAGTAACAACAATGACATCAAGATTGCAAGAACTTTAAATGATGCATTAGAAGGCACAGCACTTACAATTAATAACACTGGTGGAGAACTTGTAGTTGTCAGTCGTGTATCTGATAAGAAGTCAGGTGATATTGGACATCCAATTCAGTTTGATATTCCAAATAAAAACTGGTATGTCAATGTTTCAAATGAATCAATTGACAACGAAATCTATCCTACATTTGTAGGAGTTGGAACAACTGCTCTTGGTGCAAATACACCGAAGTCATACTTTATAAGAAAAGAAAACTCAAGAAGTCTTGAAGAGTCAATTTATAAGTTTAGATACGTTATCCCTGCTGGAATTACAACTGCAAGACCACCTATCGAAGGTTATATTTTACAGGAAACAAGTGATACATCTGGTGCTTCTGATTCAGAGATTACAACTACATCATTAACTAGTATTGACGATCAGAGAAATTTCCACTTTATCAACGAGGCAAACTGGTCATCATCTGATAATGTTGCGACATTAATGTCGGAAGAACCACATAACTTGACCGTAGGTTCTGTTGTTAATGTTAACAAGGTTACATCTGGTAATAACGCAACTGGTATCGGTAGTTCTGGATTTAACGGAAGATTCTCAGTCATAGGTATCACAAGTGCAAGAGGATTCCAATACTCATTGAATGCAAACCCAGGCTCATCTACTCTTGATGCACAGACAAGAACTGTAGATAACATGCCTAACTTCTCGAAGAATGAGTATGCACAAAGTTTCTACATCTATGAGTCAGAAGAAGTTAAAGAACATATTACAGGAGAACAAGATGGTGTTTATCATCTAACATGTTTACATTATGATGTAAGACCGACTGTATCACCGTTTACGAATTATAAGTTCAGTCAACCAGTCAAAGATTTGTATCCACAGGTTGACAGAGATAACCCAGAGTCTGACCCTGATGCAGCAATCAGTCATGCCGTATCAAAGACAATCGGAAAGGTTGCATCAAGTGATTTAAAGAATAGTATTACAAAAGATGCACAGAGTAAATTCTTACTACAGAATGGTATTAGTGTCGGAATCACAAGTGTTGTTTCTGATAACGGTGCTGGTCTTGCTCATACTGCATACTTAGCTGTTGAACATAATTTAAACTCAATTCTATCTGTTGGTATCGGTTCATCTGGTGTTGGATATGGTGAAGGTTCTGCTACAACATTACATGGTGCAAAACTTGTTGGTGTTGGACTAGGTAGCACAGCTGGTGGTGGTGCAACTGCAAACATCACAATTGATGCTCGTGGTGGTATCACTGGAGTTACTATTGTAAATGGTGGTGGTGCATATGGTATCGGTAACTCTGTTGAAGTTGTTGGTGTCACAACTGCTGCTGGACATGTTGTTGGTGTATTAACAGTCACGAATG